CGATGGAGCGGTTGATCTTCTCCTTCAGTCCGTCGGCTCCCATCATGTACCAGCCGCAGCAGTGCTCGGTGGCGTTCCAGAGTGCCTTCAGCTCTAGGAAAGCCTCATACTGCAGGTCGCCTGCCTCGTCGAGGATGATGAGCGGGTTCTCGATGCTGCGAAGATAGAAAACGAGGTCTTCATACACATCGCCGTAGGTGCCCTTGCTGTCAAGTCCGAACTCCATGGCTATCTTACGTATCAAGCGGCGCTTGGTCTTCACCTGCGAGCAGTCGATGTAGGCGGCGTTCTTGTGGCTAGCCACGTAATACTTGGCGCTGTAGGTCTTGCCGATGTTGGGCTCGTCGCAAAGGATCATCGAGAGGCTGGAACCTTGCGCCGTGGCTAGCTGCGAGGTCACGATGAGAAAGGTTTCCGTCTTGGCGGTCTTCCAGTCGATCTCGTGGCGTAGGTTCACACCCAGTCGGCGCGCCACCCTTACCCAGTTGGCATCGGCGAGCGTCTTGTCCATCTGTCCCTGCTTGATGAGGGAATAGACGGAGGTGGAAATCCCCAGCACCTTGGCGTGCTTGGAGTCGCTGTCGTAGAGCTTGCGGTTCTCCAGGATGGCAGCGAGTATCTTCTTCTTTTGTTCTGTTGTAATCATGTTTTTATGTCGTTTAAAGGTTGTTACATCATGTCCCTCGCTCGCCGGATGATATCCTCTTCCGATTCTTCGTCGGCAAGCAAGGCGGCTATATCGTCGGCTTCTCCCGACGGAAGCGTAGCGACTTCACTCTCACTGCGTCTATCACGTCGTCGAGATAGCCCGGACCGGTGTAGCGGCGGCGTACCGCTATCGTCATACTCCCGCCCTTTCTGAACTTCATCTGCAGGGCGCACCGTACCGTCTCCGTGCGATACGTCCATAGGCTCATCGGTAGCGTAGGGTGCAGCAGCACCCATCCGTGGTTGCTCCGCGGCTTGTGCTTGCGCATCTGGCGGCTCTGCCGTGAGCTCTTGGATCTCTTTCTTACGTTCTTCTTCATAATCTATAGCGTTTTTATTGTTTTCACTCTTCACTTCCATCGTTCCCACCTTCGGCACCATGATGCTGTCGGTGTATTCGTTGAACTCCCTCACCTTCTTCTGCTGGTGGTAGAACTTCCGCTTGTCTTCCTCGGTCTGCTCCGCCATCACTCGGTTGTAGGTCTCCACTCGCTCCACTTGGTCGATGTATCTATCGCCTTGAAAAATAAACACATCCTGCGGCTTGCCGTCCTCGTCGGGCAGGTAATAAGCCGTCACCTTGTAGTTGTTCGGTGCAAGCTTCTCCAATACCTCTGGTTTCGAGAGCCACCAGTCTTCGTAGGCTACCCTCACGGTGGAGTTTCTTCTGACCGAGGTCTCCACCTTCTCGCCGATGTATCTAGCGAGGGTCACGGCATCGAACGGCTTGAGCTGTGGGTTGATGTTCTCCATCAGCACGTCCCATCGGGTCATGCCCTTGTATTTCTTCTGGTTCGGGTGGAGCGTGTGGTTCCACTCGTAGTTGTCTCTTCTGTCATCGGCAACGAGCTCCTCAAAGCTGTAGTAATCTTTGTCCTCGTAGGTGTCGTTGGAGGCATCCGATATTTTCTTGCTCTCGGCTCTCCACTTCCACTTGCCGTAGAAGCGGCCGATGCCGGTATGGTTGCGGTGGATGATGCGGCGCTTCTTCGCACCGTTCATCGCCTCGGCGTATTTCTCCTGGGAGTTCAGCGGCGCACAGAAGCGCACGTGGCTGAACACCGTGCCCTCTTGCAGGAGGGTGTACTTGTAGTCGGTCATCAAGTGGTTCTCCACCTCGATGCCGGCAGGGATGCCCCAGCCGTGCTTGGCTATCAGCCTGAACATATCCCGGAAGCAGTCTCTCACCAAGTACTGGTCCTTGTCTCTGCTGTAGGAGGCTCCTATCACGCACTGGCTCACCACATCGTAGGCATAGTAGGCTTTCACCCTCAGCTTGGTGTCCTTCAGTTTGCGGGTCAGATCCACGTCATCCATGGTTATCTGGCTCAGCGAGTACTCGCCTTGATGTCGGTGCATGTGAGGCATCGCCTCGTGCATGTAGCTGCTCCAGCTCAACTGGCTCTTGTCCCATATCAGTCGGTTCTTCGGCTTGTTGAGGATGTTTCTTATCGTGGAGTCCGACAGGCTCTTTGGGTTGCCGTCCTTGTCGCAGAAGTCCTCGGGATTGAAGAGCTCACCCGTGTTGATGTCATATACGTCCAACTCGCCACATACGAAGGCATCGTAGAGGTCCTTGACCTGCGAGTTGTACGGCTTGTTAGGCAACAGCTGCAAGCCCATCACCAGTTTCTCGGTCTTCAGATCCACCTTGCGTGTGTTCTGGTTGCCGAACTTGCCGCTTATCAGCACGCCGTAGCCGCCCTTCTGGTATTCGTTCACTTTCTTGCGGAAGCGAAGCATCGACTCTGGCAAGGTGTGGTGGTACTCTTCCTTCAGCAGGGCGATGACCTCGGTCATCATGCTCCAGTCGTATCGGTCGCCCATCAGTTTCTTATAAGTAGAAGCTCTGTCGTAGAGCTTGATGCAGGTGTTGAGCACCGATGCGTTCACCACGTACTCCTGTATCTTGTCGGGCGTGAGGTCGAGCCCCGTCTTGCGGCGATCACTGAAGAAGACCCTGGCGTTCTGATCGACCTCGTAGTTGGACACCACCCATCCCCGAAGTCTCACCTCGGGACCGCCCGGAAACTCTTCCTCCACGGCTTTCTTGTATTTGGTGGGCAGGCTATCTACGGCAATCAGTGCCGTGCAGCCGCTTGCGCCGCCACCCCTGCGCACCACGTCGATGCGGTTTCTCGCCGCCATCGCCTTGTAGTTCGACTGGCTCATGATGCCGCGATCGAACAGCTCAGGGGCTGATATGCAAAGTGTATTACCGTAGTATTCCATTGTTATTAATCAGTTATTCCTCACTTGTAAAATAGTTCCAGTGCTTACCCATGTAGATACCCACTGTGCCACTCACCGCCATGATAACCATGGACAGAATGAAAATGCCTCCAAAGCTCATCTCGATGCTTGCCATAATCTTTGCCTCCTATGAATTAAATATTAAACACTAATTGTTCTCGATTTCTTCGTGCTTCACGATGTTGTAGCGGTCCCATGTCAGCAGCACTCCTCGCTTCATTCGTTCGGCGTAATCGGGAGACTTCATCTTCTCGGCATCCTCGGCAGACCATATCGCAGCTGCATTTTGCAGCAAGGCAAGCTCCCTTACCTTGATGTTGTCGAAGCTCACCATCGGCACTCCTTTCCACAAGAGAGTGGCATCGCCTGTGCGCTTATCTACCTCGATCATCGCCCCGTTGGGGAAGTACTGCCTCATGTAGCCGTCGCAGTCGTGAATGGTCTCCACCTCCTTGCCCACCACCATCATGATGCCGCCCTTCTGGAGGGCATAAGAACGAATGCGCTTGGCCTTGTCGCTCATGCCGTTGGTGGAGTCGAAGCGCAGCGCATAGCTGATCATCTGCTCCGTCACGCCGAACGCCTTCTTGATGTCCTGGCGCACCGCCTTGGTTATGTCTATGTACTTTTTCATACTTTTCTAATATCGTTAAAATGCCGTTTTAATCATCTCAAAAAGTGGTGCCCATAATCGTCATTGCCGCACCAAGCATGGCCTCTGATCTCCGTTGTGGGGCAGGATGGAGTCGAACCATCTTTCTTCCTAAGCTTATCATGCAGTTATCACCGTGCGCCCTGCATTCCAGCCTTCCCCAGTGTGGCGGTCTTTCCCGCCTGTCATCCCGTCTTTCCGGGCTGCCATTCCTACGTTTTGAAAGATGCTCGTCTTTCCGAGCCGCCATCCCAGGCTTCAATAGATGCCCGTCTTTCCGAGCCGCCATCCGAGGTTTTTTCGCTAAACGCGAAGGTTTTCCAGAGCCCCAATCGGGTGGGAAGTCGGGGAGTCGAACCCCGCTCTTGGCTTCATAACTCTTCTTGAGGGTGGCGAAGCGTTTGCCAGCCGCTCCGCCGAAGTAGTCATGGTGGTAGGAAAGCGACATCCCAGTGGCTTTCGGTCAGGCCCATAATAAAAACCCTCCTAATCGCTTGTATGTTTGCCGTTACCCCTGTGCCGGCATCGCTAGCTTCCCATGGGGGAACATCCCCCTCGGCTCATTACGTCTTTTTAAGACGAAAAGTTTGCCCAGCTCACGCTTTTTTAGTATCTTTGGCGCGGTCTTTAATATTAAAGACGGTGCAAAGATAAGCATTTTGCGAATAACTACCAAATATTTTGGGAATTATTTTCGCATTTTGAGTAAAATAATATCGCATTATGGATAAAAAAGGCATTTTAGAAGCATTAATTACCCATTACACAGGTGGTAATAAGTCGCAGTTTGCAAAAATACTCGGTGTTAAGCCTCAGACAATTAACACCTGGGATAGTCGTGGTACGTTCGATTTAGAGCTAATATACTCAAAATGCGAAGGTATTTCCGCAGATTGGCTCCTAACAGGCGAGGGCCAGATGCTCAGATCGAGCACCCCTAAGGCTGATGGGGCGACTTCCAGCCCCTCCGAGGCGACCCCTAAGACAAAGAAAAGTGAAAAAATATCAAGCACTGAAGACACCACCGCCTTCCTCGCCTACATGAGGGAGCAAGCCACCGCCCACACCAAGGCTATCAAGGAAAAGGACGCTATCATCATGCAGCAGAACCAGCAGATCACCGACCTTAAATGCCAGGTCACACGGCTGGAAGGGGAGAACCACCACCTCATCGACGAGCTCGACCGCATCAAGATGGAGCACCCTCAGCAGTCATCCACCCCAAGGAGCCATACCGCCTAACCCTCCACCGCCCCCATCCCCTCTGGTAGTAGCATCACGCCTGGCGGCTGCACCCTCATCACCATGTACCCTCCACGCCCATGACCGCCATCCCCCTCTCCACCCAAAAGTACCCCCTTGGGGAGTCCCCCTCCCCCTTAGGCAGTCAAAATAGAGGGCAAAACACCACAAAAAGCCCCTATATACTATATATAATAAGGTGTAAAGCCTTAAAACCTTTGCAGCCAAAGGGGTAGTTTCCTACAAATTAACCCCCAAAAGGGGTATTTATCCCCTTTCAGCTTTTCGTACCCCGATAACCCCAGTTCTGTAACCCCACTTTTTCAAAAATGTAACCCCAGTTTGTAACCCCACCTGTAACCCCACTCCCCAAAATCGCCCCATTTTCGAGGTGTAATCTAGTCCCAAGCACACCCTCTCGTCACACCCTCTCCAAGCCCTCTCCATCCAACTTCTCGCACCCTTGTCATCCACCTCACAGAAACGAAAAAGGGGAGCCGTAAAGCTCCCCGAATACCACTATCTGGCACTATCGCCAGCCATAGCATCATAACATCGTTCTAAAACCCTCAGAATGCCATTCTAAGCCCCTTTCAGTCCTCCACCTTGCCACACTCACCACGACCACCCGAAATGAGCGTAGACTGCTTAATTACAGCACGTTTCGTTATCACCGTGCCATTGCCACTAAGCCCTGCGTGCAGCAGGTAACTCTTCGTTGCGCCCACCTCTTCGGCGGTCAAAACAGTATAAACTGCCGAGATGGACGTGAAATAGAAGTCTTTGCGCCCCTCATGCTTGCCCACCATCAGGTGGACGTGTACCACTTTTGCCATGTTTCTGTCCTTGTTTAGTCCTACATAGAGGGCATACGTCACGCCCTCGTTATCGACTGCAAATATACCAAATAATCTTTATTTGGAATAAAACTGCATCTTAAACTATCTTAATCGCCCCTTTTTTTCCGCCTCGTCTATCCTGATTCCAAGCCCATCAAGCCAAGAGCGACAAAGAGCATCACAAGAGCGAGAAGGGCATGAAAAAAGCGGCCTCTAAGCCGCTCATATCCGTCTCCATTATCCATTTAGCCATTCATCCACTTGCAAGCCTCACAGCCCTCCCAAAATCCTCTCGTCTCACCCTTGCCGTCCATGATGTAAAACTAGTTTCATCTCTGGTGTAAAGCAGTTGTAAACTCATGTAAACCTTTTACCCATCTTATGTAAACCTATCGCCTCAATAATTCAACCAAAATTCAACCTATGTAAACATTTCGTTTTGCACCCTCATTTTGGGCTCATCCATCTAACTCTCTATATCATAGTTCGTTCCATTATTTTCAGGCTCATCTCTTAACATACGCTTCGTTTTGTGCCCTATACAACTTAGTGTCTTGATAAGTTTCTTGCGCA